ATTGCATCAGCCCCGGAGCTTTATATCTCCGAAGCAGAAGCGGCTGAGATCGGGGAAGCCCTTAAGGAACTCTCGAGGCATTACCCGATTGGGATGAGCGAGAAAACCATCGCCTGGGTGAATCTCTCTTTTGCGGTGGGCGGCGTGTTCGGGCCGAAGATTGTAGCGGTATACAAACGAACTCCGAAAGTTACCCGCATGAATACGGCGGCGGTTCCCCGAAGCGAGAATAACGGCATCCCTATGCCGCCGATGGTGGAGCCGGAAAAAGCGAAAGTACCATCTGAAATGTGGCCACAATCGGGAGATTTAGAGGAAGGGGAGTAGCGGTGTGTCGATTCAGGGCATTTTCGATTTTCCGCGCGATGGTGCTATGAACTTTCCAGACGATACGCAGCGCATCCTGATTGTGGGTACAACCGGGAGCGGCAAGACTCACGCGGCGCTGTGGCATCTCTCGCGGCGCAGCTACGATGAAAGACCGTGGATTGTGTACGACTGGAAACGCGACGAATTTATCAGTTCGATTCCGGGGACATTTGAACTGGATGTCCATGCGCCCATACCGGAGCATCCCGGCTTGTATATCGTGCATCCGATTCCGGGTGATGATGATGAGGCCGTAACCCATCAGATGGGGCAAATCTGGCAGACGGAAGATATCGGGGTTTTCGTTGATGAGGCTATGATTGTTTCCGGTAAGAACCAATCGTTCCGGAATCTCTTGATCCAGGGGCGCTCAAAGCATATCCCGATGATTCTTTGTACACAACGTCCGGTAAACATCGACCGCTTTGCGTTCAGCGAGAGCGAGTTTAAGCAGGTATTTCGGCTTCAGGATGATGACGACTGGAACACGATGCGGCGGTACTTTCCGCAGATTCCGGCACTGCGGAAGCTCTATCCGCTTTCCGGTAAACAGCGGCGGCATTGGAGCTACTATTATGACGGCACGGAGGACCGCGCGGAAGTGATGCGCCCGGTACCGGATCAAGCGGCGATCCGTTCTGTTTTCGCGGCGAAACTTGCGGGTTTGAGTAAGGTAATTTAATGGCAGAAAAGACACCATCTCAGCGGTTAGACGAACGGGAAAAAAAGCTCAAGAAACAGCTTGACGAGATCGCTACACGCAAGCAAATTGCGGCGCTGCGGGCGAAGCTCAAAAGCAAGTAAAATATTTTGTGATTCCTGCGTGTCCGGTTAGCCGGAGGGATTCATAAAATAGTCCGAAGCCTCGGTGACTTAAGCGATACCCTTGTGGTGGTAGGGGCTTGTGCGTACCTTTGGGCGAGCCAAACCATAGGAAGCCTTAGCGACGGATCGTGGCCGGGTGGAGCCTTATGGGGATTCCGCCCGGCTCTAAATCGTTTCAGATTTCGCTTGACATAGTACTGGTACCTTGGTACCATTCATCAGAGAGGCACGCTGATGAATGAATCCGTGATTTCCTGGACCCCGGCCAACTGGATAACGGTAGTGCTCATGGTGGCTATCGGCTTCACGTTGGTTGGGATGGTGACTCGAATCGTACAGCAGAAGCGGGCGGCGCAGGCGGCTTGACGATGGAAGTTATCAACCTTGAGATCCTGAAGCATCCCATCAACTGGATTACAGTTCTGTTGATGGTGCTGATTGCAGCCATCGCGTTCCACTTTGTACTCAAGTGGGGCGGTTCCCCCGGTTGAGGTTTTCCTGAGAAGAACCCTATATAAAGGAAACCCATAATGCCAGCGCAGGCACAAAATCCGGCCCAAATCAACGCGCAAGCTCGCGCCTTGATTAACGCTCTCGCGGTTCCGCGCGAGCAAATCATTTTCTCTCAGGCTTTCGCGGCGGTTGGAACCGCGAATCTCTCAAACTCCCAGCCGGTTGTCAATGTGATTCCGCGCATGGTGGGATTGTGCCGGGGCTTCATTGTGAAAGTGGTTTACAACATTCACAATGGCTCTGCCGTGCAGATTGACCTGACGGATTTCGGCCCAGCAAATGCCTTGGGGCAGATTCAGTTTCAGGATCTTCAGAACAACACGCGTATCCAAACTCCGGGTTGGCATATCGCGTTTCTCAATTCTGTCAAACTTCGACGGCCCTACGGAACCTCTCTGGTTCGCACTACTGGCTTCGATGATCCGATCAACTTCGGCTCGAATTGGACCGGCCAGATTTCGGCTCCGGCTACGATTCCAGCGGGCGGGGATGGCACGGTTACGATGTGGTATTATGTGCCGCTGGCGTACAGCGAAAAAGATCTTCGTGGCTCTGTGTTCCTGAACGTGGTGAACGCCACGGCGCAATTGAATCTGACAATTTCCACTACTCCAGTAGTGGATAACGGGGCGGATTCGACGCTCGCTATGTACATCGGGGATGTGGCTGGATCGACGGCCCTAGCGGTGATTAGCGCGGCTACGATCACGGTGTATCAGGATTATCTGGATCAGCTTCCGGCCGGTCAGAATGGCGTGATTCTTCCGCCTCTCGACTTGGCTACGATCTACGACATCAAGAACACCTTGACGACGGCGATTGTGGCGAATCAGGATTTCCCGGTACAGTACGCCAACTTCCGCGATTTTCTTTCGACCTTTGCGGTGTATGTCAACACGGCGGCAGGCGGCATCCGGGCGGCGGGTCAGGATATCAATTTTTGGGCGCTTCAATCCGCCAACTTCACCAATATCTGGAAGCGCAATCCAGATCGTGTGGCGCTCATCACGCGCAATCACTTGCAGACGGATCTTCCGCCCGGCGTGTATTACTTCGGAAGCCGGGAACGTCCGATCTCGACACAGCAATACGGCAACATGGAGCTTGTTTTGAACGCAGCCACGGCGGGGACGGGCGCATACATGCTGATGGGTTTTGAATCCTTTGCGATGCTGAACAACGTAGTGGGTGCTGGCTCACTTCCCGCATCGTAATCAACGGGGTATCCTCCGAACCGCGCATCGGGGAAGCAATGATTTGCTTCCCCTCTTTTTTCGGAAAATGGAGATGGTAACAATGGGTTACGCCGACGAACAGGAAAGCGGAGTGCTGGGGGTGGTTTTCCAGTGGCTTGCTCATCCATTCAATACACAGGGATCGGCGCTCAACTGGGTTTTGTTTTTGGGGCTGCTGATTGTGGCGGCGTGGTTCTGGAATCACATTTTAATGTCAATAGTTGAAGAGTAACGGGAGGTTTTTTGTGAAACACTTTTTCTTGACGGTTGCCTTGATCGCGCTGGCTTCAATCCAGCTTGTGGCTCAACAGACCGCGCCTATCGGCCCTTACGGTCGGTTGCTGGCTAACACTGCGTCACAATCCACGGCAACGGCCACGCTTACGCCGGGCCAGATGGCGGGGAATATCCATGTCAACACGAATGCGGGCGCGGCCACCCTTACCACACCTAGCGCAACACTGCTATGCCGTCTCTTTCCGTTTGTGCAGGGCAGCACTTCCGGCACGGTGAATTTCTCATGGGACTGGTATCTGGTGAATAACGGCACCATGACGGTGACCCTAGCTTTCGGCACCGGAGTGACGAACGTGCCAACTGGAACGCTCACGGTTGCGGCGGCTTCCGTCAAGCATTTCGTTATCATCCTAACAAACTGCGGGGCTACACCAGCGGCGAATGCGGCGCAGGTTATCAGTCTCGGAACATCGGTGTTCTAATGCTCTCGGATCAAGCAATAGCGTGGCGGTTTTGGTGCATCAAGATTTTGGCTCGCATTCATGCGAGCGAGTTTGCAAAGGAGTGTCAATGACTACTCGATGGTGGCATATCGTTTTGATCCTTGCGATTGGTTACGCGCTGGGGTATTGGATGCCAGCGTTAGGCAACGCGAGCTTGGCGAAGGTGTATCCTCGCGGAGCCTAAAATCGCGGAGCGATTTTTCAGCAAGGAATCTCAATGCAAGACGACGACCTAGAATCGCGGGCGCAAGCGGCGCAGGATGCCGTGAAAGGCAAGGCTCTTTATCTCAACCTGGGTGAGCTTCTGGATGAGGAGTATTGGCGCGGTTTCATGCTGGGTATTTTCATCGGCGGAATTGCGGCAATGGCTTACGCGGCGTTTCGGGTGAATGAGTGAACCAGACCTCCATCATGGCGGCGGCTTTGCTCGCTGGCTTCATTGTGTTTATCACGGTGAGGGGCGAGCTTCCTAAGTATCTGGCGGTGATTGGATTATGAGTCGTTCTGAGTGTTATATCAGGGCGGCGATTGCAGCGGGATTACTTGCGTCTGCTGTTTTTGTGGTATTATGGCCCACAAGAAAAACGATATAAAAATGGCTTTCGCTTTACTCATTATCGGGGCTGTGCTGCTGATTGCGGCAGTACGCGGAACAACAGACGGGCCAGAGGGCCTCTATGCTCTCCTGGTGGGCGACTTCACCGGCCCGGCCAATTTCGTTTACTGGGCCGTGGCGATTCTGTTGATTGGGGCGCTGGGTTACATCCCGAAACTCAAGGCGTTTTCGGTTGCCTTGCTCGCGCTTGTGGTGCTGGTTTTATTCCTGAAAAAAGGCGATCCATCGGGGGTAGGCGGCGGATTTTTCGCACAGCTTACAAGCGGCCTCGCAACGACTCAGAAACCAGTGGCGGCAAGCTCGAAGCTACCGGCTCCGGTTCCAGGCGCGAATGCGCCGGGTTTCAATCAGCCGGGGAGCATCATCAACAATCCAGCGGGAAGCACTGGCGGCGGGAGCTTGAGTTTTCCGTTTTTACCACCGATTACGCCTTTGGTACAGTAAAAAATGGGAGACAAAGCAATCACCGGCATAGTGGCTATCCTGACCGCGATTATCGGGGTAGCGATTGTAGCTGTTTTGGTATCGAAGCAATCGAACACAGCGAATGTTTTAGGGGCTGGCGGGAAAGCATTTTCTTCGATCCTGGGAACAGCAATATCCCCGGTGAGCGGTGGCGGCTTAACAAGCGGTTTGTTTGGCGGGGGAATCCCTCAGATTGGGACTCCGCTTTTTTGAAGAGGGAGAGAAAATGTCAGAAGCATTAGTAACGAGCGTGACAACGGTTCTGCTGGCTATTGTGGGCGTGGCGATCATTGCGGTTTTGGTGTCAAAGAACGCCAACACGGTAGGCGTGATTGGGGCCGGATCGTCCGGTTTCAGCCAGTCACTGATGGCGGCTCTTAGCCCGGTGACCGGGAGCGGCACTTTCAATTTCGGCGGCGGGGCGAGCTACTTGCAGTAATGACGTTCCCGGCCTTACGTCCGCGTCATTCGGCGCACGATGCTCCAAAGGCTACCGGGGCAATGTCCCGGATTATTGCCGGAGCTTTCGGAACAGGTGCGCCGGTTCCCCAGGTGGTTCTCTATCAGCCGTCTAATCTGGTGGCGCGGTATCACCAGGGAGATACGTTTCTTCCGGGCGCGGAAGGGTTTGTTTTTGAGCCAACCCAGGAACTTCCGCTTAAAGGCTGGTGGGGCGCAGGATCAGATGCAAGGCAGGGAACGCCTTACCCAGTGAATGCGTGGCCGGTATTCACTTCCGGCGTGCCGATTGTCTCGCGGCCCACGATCACGAAACAGGGATATGGCGGCTTGCAGGCTGGGGCCTTTGTGCAGCAACCCTTACTTGATGAATTTAGTGACAATGGGTAGCAATGAATTGGTTAGAGGAACATCCATATCTGACGGGCGGCTTAGTCCTAGCTGTGATCGTGTTGTTTCTCGTTTTACGTGGCCGATCTTCCGCTTCAGCTTCAACTGTCCAGGCCGGGCCGTCTGATGCGCTCCAGGCAGCGAGCTTGCAGGCTCAAGTACAGCAACAAAGCGTACAGGCGGCGGCTGATGTCCAGAACAACCAGACCGGGGCGGCTCTTGCGGCCCATCTTGCCGACGTACAGGCGTCCTTAGCGGCGATTGCGGCGACCAAGACTATAGAACTCCAGAAGATCACCACCGAGGGCAACACAGCCGTTTATGGGGCAAGGGCGGGCCTTGAGGCTGTACAAAGCACGAACTTAGCGCAAGCCGATATTGCCGATACAGCATCGACGGCTGGTGTCCAGATTGCCGGGATCTCAGCGAACCGCGATATTCAAATTGCCGGGATTCAGGCTCCGGTGAGTCTCGCAGCGATCCAGGCGAATCTTGCGGCGGTCGAAAGCACAAATCAAACCTCTCTCGGTGTGGCTGGAATCAACGCAAACGCGGCAGTGAACATCAACGCGGCCAATGTAGCCGGAGCGGAGAGCATCGCCAACACTCAGGCGAGCGTACCTCTCGCGGCAACGGCGGCTCAAGTGACACTTGGGACACAAGCAATTTCAGCGCAGGCGGCGGCGATCCAGGCGCAGATTGCAGCGCAACAGAACGCGGTTAATCAGGCTTATCAAGCGATACCTGGAATCGGCGGATCTCCCAACCGGGTAGCCGTCATTTCGGCTACACTGGGGCAAACTCCGATTGGGGTAGCGGCAGAGGGAGCGAGCGCAACATCGGCGGCGGCTGGCTCCGGGGTATGGTCTAGTTTCTGGCAAGGCTTATTTGGTGCGGCTCCGAAAGTAGTCCAGGCGGTGGCTCCATGAACTGGGTTAAGTCACACAAGCTCCTGACGGCTGGCATCGTTGCCGGGGTAGTCGTGTTATACTATCTCTACAAAAACATGCAGGCGAACGCAGCGGCAGCGGCAGCGAACTCAACGGCGGCGTTTCCGGCCTATCCTACGGTGATCGGCGTGGGCGGCGGTGGAGGTTCGGTTGCCAGTGTGCCGGGTGGATCGCAAGGCACTTCGGCTCCGGCTCCCGTAGCTTCCCCGGCTGCCATTGCTACCATACCGGGCGGCAACCCTCCGGTGATGGTATCCGGCCCAGCAGCGGACAATGTAGCTTCAGCGGTTGTAAACGCTCCGGCTCCGGCTCCGGCCTTCCTGGGTGGGCCCACTCAGGCTCCCCCGTCGGGCGATGTTGCCCCCGGCGTAGGGCGCACTCGGACGATGGCTCAGTTTCTCACGGCTACTTTTGGGGCAGGTAAGGGAACCGAAGCGAGCTTGCAGAACACTCCGATTCAGGATTTATCTTTCCCTTGGACGAATCCAAACGCGGCGGCAAATGCGAATCTTCCGGCCTATAGCGGATCGGAAATTCGGAATTCTAGCGGCGCTCTTGTCGGGTGGACCGGGTGGACGCCACAGCAGAATCAATCACTCTATGGATCGACTTTTGGTGGCGGATCTTCAACTAGCCCATCTAGCCCCATGATTCCGATGGCTTCGGGTCCAGTCCCGGTATCCATTCCGCGCACTTCTCCGCTTGGGCCGGTGCAGATGATACCCGGAGGTTCGCTCGCATGAAACAGAAACGTATCTTGATTGGAGCGGCGATTGTGGCTGCAATTGCAGTGTTGTGGTACTATTTGCGCGGCGGCTACTCCGGCCCTACGCAGACATCGTATCCGAATGCGAATGCAAGCGGCCTGCCAGCGTATCAATCGGGCGGCGTGGCCTACAATTTTGGCAACGTGCAACCGGCTCCCGATCCGAGTTTGATCTATGGCGATCCGCCTCCGCTTCCGCCAACTCCCAGTTACCAGCGGTTCAACTATTCGCCTTTAAGCATCTTCAACCTGACGCCGGAAGCGGCGCAAGCGATTCCCGCGAAAGCTCCGGTTGGGACTTCAGCGGCTCCGGGAGCTCCAGGAAGCTCACCCGGTTGCGGCTGTGGCTGCCCCAACACAAACGCTCCAGTGTTCCAGGATGGGAACCTGGATGTAACCGTGGCGGCGAATCCCAGTGAGCAAATCATGGCGGCTCCCGATCATTCCTTGTTCCAAAAACTTCAGTTTAATCTGAGTACTTCGGTTGCAGCCGATCCTACTTTCACGTGGGGTCAGACCGCGAAAGCAATCGGCTCTTTGCCGGAGATGTTCTAAGATGGGGTCTCTTAACTTCCCGGCTCTCGATGCTGCTATCGCCAAAGCGGAAGGCTTTGGTACGCCGGGCGCAATCCCTACGCTTGCCAATAACCCAGGGGATCTCATCGCAGGGCCATTTGCCACGGCCCACGGCGCTACAGGCGCAATCCCAGCGCAGGGGGGGCAGATGATTGCCACCTTTCCGGATATAGCCACAGGGACAGCGGCCACGGATGCGCTGGTATCATCCAAATATGCAGGCGGGACGCTTGCTGATCTCTCGCAAGGCTGGCTTGCTGGGAGTGATCCAACAACCCAGGCAAGCTGGGCGGATACTGTAGCGTCTACTCTCGGTGTGCCGGTCAATACTCCGGTGGGAGCTACCCCGCCATTTGTGCCGCCACCCGCTGGAGTAACGGCGGGGACGGTAGGCTATCAGGACCCGGGAAACCCGTTCGCGTCTACCCTCAACAAGTTATTCGGCATGACGGGTATCCCTGGTACCAGCACGGCTCCTGGATCGGCCTTAACGTGGGGCCGGGTGGCAGCTTTCCTGCTTGGCCTGCTTTTCATTTTCGCGGGGCTTGCTGGGCTGGCTTTCGCTGGTGTCGGCAAAGCGGCAGATGTTGTGTTGGGCGGGCATGAGCATGTCAGGAAGGTGACGAAAGCGGCGGCGGTGATCTCATGAATTTCGATCTCATGCACGTTTTGATTGATGTTCTAACGCCAGTGGTTTTATCTATCGTGGCCTATGTCACAATTATGACGCGGGTAGAGCGCGGGCAATCTGACTTGAAGATTCAGAAGTCGCAAGCCGATCTTAAGGACGATTTCAATAAGAAACACTCGGAAAACAAACAGGATTTAGCCGTTCATATTGCACAGGATACCGGGCAATTCAACGCGATCCAGAGTACGCTGATACGCATAGACAGTAAGCTAGACAAGATCGCCAACGGGAAGCCATGAAAACCACAGTGGCATTAGCGGGTTTCATTGTGTTGGGCTTAACCCCGTCGTTTATTGACTGGCAGCAATCGCCGGAAAAACGATGGGAGATGGTAGCCTATTACGTTGTGGCTCTCGCTTTGCTATACTGGGGGTTACTCGCATGAAACCAGCGATGTACATTTTGGCGGTTGAGGAGCAAGGCAGGAAGGTGATTCCGGGCGCACCAATCGTCTATATCCCATTGCCTTGCGGCTGGGAGCTAAAAAAAGGGACTTATATACATGAGTACAGCGCTGCAAACATCCCTTCTGGAATCAACGTGGATCGACTGTAAGGACGGGAACCCCACGGCGATGGCTATTTTTCAACGCCACTACACGGCGCGGGCGAAACGCAAAGTTTTTCAGTTCGTCGGGCCGGGTGAAAAGATGGTGCTCTTGACGCCAGACGCGCGGGCGCTATTCGTCTGGCGGAAGTTCATCGACGACGCCGTGCCAAAGCAAACCGGCGTCAACTGTGCGGTGTTTCGCAATGAAGGGGAAGAGCTTAGTAGTTTCCTCATTCTTGAGGCTCAGAAACTTGCATGGCAGCGTTGGCCGGGTGAGCGGCTATACACCTACGTCGATCCCAACAAGACGCGGCACAAGCGCGATCCGGGCCGGTGCTTCATCAAAGCAGGATGGCGACCGTGCGGAGAAACGAAGGGCGGCCTCAGAATCCTGGAGGCGCTGTACTTATGTATATAATTCCCTAAAAAAAGAGGAGGATAAAGATAATGTCACCGTTTGAGAGAATCCAGAACCTTGAGCGGCGTGTAATAGCGCTAGAATCGAATCCAGTTAAAGAGCCGGTGAACGTGCTTACCCGGCCAGGGGACAATCCCAACGCGGGAAGATCCACCGGGCCATTCATTCCGCCCGATGAAACGCCACCGAAAAAGGCTCCTGGATTCATCGCCTTTGTGCGGCCTAATCCGGCGTGTATCTGGATTC